TAGAGAAGTTTTTATTATTTCCGAAGATGATGAACGAATTGCCGTACCTGCAGGAGAGTATTTAATGGAGGACGGGATGCTATTAGTTGTTTCTGAGGATGGAATAATTGATGAAATCAAAGAAGCGGTAGAAGAAGAAGTAGAAGAAACTGTTGAAGCACCTGTTGTGGAAGAAGTTGAGGCTGCTGAAGAAGCTGACGTTGCAGATTGGAAAGGCATGGAAAAAAGAATTAAAAATCTTGAAGATGCTATTGCTGATTTAAAATCACGATTTAGCGAAAAAGATGAATATAGTTCTGATGAAGTTGAAGATTCTTCTATAGAGGTAGAAAATACTGAAGTAGAATTATCTGAAGATGTTAAACCTCTTAAACATAATCCAGAGGCTAAACAAAAAACAGATCTTCATTTATATTCTCAAAACAGAGTAAAAAATACTCAAGATAGAGTGTTTGATCGATTATTTAACAAAAATTAAAATTTAAAAAAAAAAGCTATGGCTACAACTTTAAACATTACAACTACTTACGCTGGTGAGTTCGCAGGGAAATACATCTCCGCTGCTTTACTTTCTGCAAGTACAATTGATGACGGTGGGGTTTCTGTATTACCTAACGTACAATACAAACAAATTATACAGAGATTAGATACTGATAATCTTATTAAAAACGGAGGATGTGATTTTGATCCATCTTCTACAGTAGATTTAACTGAAGTAGTATTAACACCAAAAGAATTACAAGTAAATTTACAACTTTGTAAAAAAGACTTTATTCAAACTTGGGACGCTATGTCAATGGGTTATGGAAACAGTCAAACGCTTCCAACTTCTTTTGCTGATTATTTAATTGCTTATGTAGCTGCTAAGGTTGCTGCAGAAAACGAAACAACAATCTGGCAAGGTAACGCTGCAAATGCAGGAGAATATGAAGGATTAGAATCTATTGCTAATACTTGTGGAGCTATACCAGTTGCATTAAATGCTTTTACATCTACAAACATAATAGATGAATTACAAAAGGTAGTTGATGCTATTCCTAACTCTGTGTTTGGAAAAGAGGATTTAAAACTTTACATTTCTAATAAAGCGGCTAAATTATATATTAGAGCTTTAGGTGGATTCGTATCTGGAATTGGCGGAGCAGGTACTGATAATAGAGGAACACAATGGTATAATAATGGATCACTATCGTTTGGTGGTATTCCAGTATTTGTTGCAAGAGGTATGAGTGATGATACTGCAATGGCTTTTGAATCTTCTAATGCTTATTTCGGAACTGGTTTACTTGATGATTTTAATCAAGTTAAGGTTATTGATATGGCTGACATAGATGGATCTCAGAACGTGAGAATGGTCATGAGAATGAAAGCAGCAGTTCAATTCGGAGTTTGTGCTGATGTAGTTTACGGAAGCTAAAAAAAAAATAGGGGAGGGTAAAACCTCCCTTTATATTAATAATTTTAAAATAAAAAAATATGTCATGTGATATCAGCTTGGGACGTTTAGAACCATGTAAAGACTCAGTAGGAGGTATAACTGCAATCTATTTTATAAACTACACAGCTGGTTTATTAGATTCAGCTACATTTGACGCTGATGAGGTCATTACAGGTTTTGCAAGCCCATTAACCCTATATAAATACGATCTTAAGGGTGCAAACTCTTTTGAAGAAACAAACGAAAACTCTAGAGAAAATGGAACTTCATTTTTTACACAAGTTGGAACTGTTGTTTTAAAGAAACAAGATCCAGCAACAAGAAAAGAAATGAAATTATTATCTTGGGGTAGACCACAAGTAGTGGTTGAATTTTACAACACAGGAGTCGCAAATGATTCTAGATATGTATTAGCAGGAGTAGAAAACGGATGCGAAACAGCACCGTCTGCAACTAGTGGTGCAGCTATGGGAGACCTTAATGGTTACAATATAGTTTTTACTGGGAATGAAAAATCTCCAGCTAATTTTATCGATCCTTCAATAATCGATGATACTACTAACACTGTTGTAGTAAATGGACTATAATAAATAGCTTTTAAAGGCTTTTTATGATATTTAAATAAAAAGATAGGATCAAATAAAGAAGGGCGCTTAAATGCGCTCTTTTTTTGTTTAATATCTATGCCTAACAAAAAACTAATAAATGTGTTTTTAAATAAAACAAATGCAAATACTTGCTCCAAATACTACACCTCAAACAATGAAAATAATTCCTAGAAGTTATGACGTTGATAGTATTATAATAACTGATGAGGATGAAAATAAGAGCTACACAATTGCATCAGGCGACATATCAAATACTACAGACAGGTATTATTTAAATGTTGCAGTAAATTTTCCTAACAATAGTTTTGGTGACTCAATATTAAAAGAAGGTAGATTTTACACAATTGATTTTTTATTAGGAACTGATAAAGTTTATAGAGATAATGTTTTTTGTACTTCACAAGGTGCTTATGATTATTCAATTAATAAGGATCAATATGATGAATACGAATCAACTAATGAATATATAGTAATATAATATGGCTAAAGATCTTTTTATAACCCAGCTAGCTGCATATACAGCTCCACAAATATTAGAAACAAAAAATAAAGATTGGGTTCAATACGGAGCTGACAATAATTACTTTAATTATCTTATTGAATTATACGAAAACTCTACTACAAATAACTCTATTATAAATGGAGTAAGTAATATGATTTACGGAAGAGGACTATCTGCATTAGATGCCTCTACAAAGACAGAGGAATACGCACAAATGGTTTCTTTATTCAAAAAGGAAGATTTAAGAAGATTTGTAAAAGATTTTAAACTGCTAGGAATGGCTGCATTTCAGTTAATTTACAAAAATGGTAAAATTAAAGAAGTGCAACATTTTCCAATGGAAACATTAAGAGCAGAAAAATGTAATGAAGAAGGTTATGTAGAAGGATGGTATTATTCCAATAACTGGCAAAATATAAAGCCTAACGAAAAACCTGAAAGAATACCAGCATTTGGATATGGAACAGGAGCAAATAAAAAAGAAATGTATGTGGCTAAGCCATATTCTGCTGGTAGATATTACTATTCTCCACCAGATTACGTTGGTGCTTTACCTTATGCTAAGTTAGAAGATGAGATAGCTGATTATTTAATTAATGACTGTTTAAATAACTTTTCAGGTACAAAAGTAGTTAACTTTAACAATGGAGTTCCTGATCCTGAGAAAATAGAAAATATTAAATCTGATGTGTTAGGTAAATTAACAGGAAGCAGAGGAGAAAAAGTAATTGTTGCATTTAATCAAAATGCAGAATCTAAGACAACAGTTGATGATATACCTTTAAATGACGCTCCTAGACACTACGAATACCTAGCAGATGAATGTTTTAAAAAATTAATAGTAGGTCATAGAGTTACAAGTCCTATGCTTTTAGGTATTAGAGAAGGTAGTGATGGATTAGGTAACAATGCAGAAGAAATAAAAACAGCAACATTGTTATTTGACAATATAGTTATAAAATCTTACCAAGATGAAATAATCGATTGTATTGACGCAATTTTAGCTATTAATGGTATAGCATTAGATTTATATTTTAAGACCTTAAAACCTCTTAGTTTTACCGATATAGACCAATTAGAAGGTAAGAACAGCGATGTAATAGAAGAAGAAACAGGAATTGAGCTAAATAAAACATGTTGCTCATCAGACTCAGAAGAAGAATTAACAGAGGAAGAATCAGAAAATATTTTAGGTCATTTAAAAGATAGTGGAGAAACAATAAGTGATGATTATGTTTATGTAGATGAATTAGATGAAGAAAATGACATTGATAATGAAGATTGGGCAAACTACTTAATCAACGAGAAAAAAAGCACTCTATCAAAAATAAAAGGTTTATTAGGATTAAAAGACGAAATAGATTCTAAAAAAAATGGAAGCTCTTTTAGTTCTTTAGATTCAAAAAATGGATTATATAAAATTAGATATACTTATGCTATAGGATCATCAAAACCTAGCAAAACACAAAGAGATTTTTGTGCCAACATGATGAACATGGCAGAATCAGGAATAGTATGGAGAATAGAAGATATAGACAAAGCATCAAGAGAAGGAGTAAATAGAGAGTTAGGTCATAAAGGTAGATCTTACGATTTGTTTAAATTTAAAGGTGGCATATATTGCAGACATAAATGGAAAAAGGTTTTATATAGATTAGAAAGCAATACAGAGCCATCAGAGAATTTAGGAAACTACAAAAAAACTAGAACTATTCCTAAAAGTTATATGAGAAACCCAAGAGGATCAAAACAAGCTGGAATTGCACCAGAAAACATGCCAAACAGAGGAGCATACCCAAAATAAGATATTATGGCTAAAGCATTATTTGTAACAACTAAAGACATAAAGAGATATTCAGTTCTCTCAGGATCAGTAGATCCAGACAAGTTCATATACATGGTAGAGATATCTATGGACACAGAAGTTCAAAATTTTATGGGAACTAAACTATATGAACAAATACAAGGCTTGATCCTAAACAATGAAATTAATTTACCTGCTAATGATAAATTTAAGCAGTTATTAGAGACTTATTTAAAACCAATGACTATTTACTGGGCTTTAACTTATTACATGCCCTTTGCTGCTTATACAGTAGCTAATGGAGGTGTTTATAAACATCAATCAGAAAGTAGTGAATCAGTATCAAAAGAGGAGGTAGATTATTTAACAAACAAATATAGAGATATAGCACAATTTTACACAAATAATTTTGTGAATTATATGTGTTTTAATCAAAATCTATTCCCTGAATATAATGCTAACACAGACGATGATTTCTTTCCAGCTGGTGAAGATAGTTTTGGAGGGTGGGTTTTATGAGATATAAACAAAAAAAAGAGAATATTGTAAAGTTAGTGCAATATCTAAAAAAGAAATATGTGGACACAAACGAACACGCTAAACGTAGAAATAAATTATGAGTATAACAGCGAACACATCAAATTGGGGTTTAGTTTATAGTTATTCTTGGTGGGGAACTGCGCAGAATGATGTAGAATGGGGAGATGATTATTACGTTTCTTATTTGCAATCAGATTTAAGACGTAGAGTTTCAACGTATGAGAATAATACAATGACTATTCAATTGTTAAACGACTTAAAAGAATGTTATGAGTAATTTACTACAAAAAGCAAGTATTGTAACCACTCCAACAGCTTATGGTGTAGGTGTGTTAAATTCTATTAAACCAGCTCAATATTTAGGAGCAGACCTTATTACAAACGGAAACTTTTCTACTGACTCTAATTGGTCTAAAGGTACAGGTTGGAGTATTTCAGGCGGTTTAGCTAATTCTGATGGCTCACAAACAACTAACTCTTCTATATATCAAACTAATGTTGTTGAAGTAGGAAAAACATATTTAGTTACCTATACAGCTACAATAACAAGTGGACAAATTAGAGCTAAAGCAGGTTTTAGTGGTAACGGAACTTTTAGAACACAAAGTGGAATATATCAAGAATATATAGTAGCAGTTACTAATGCAACTTTTTATTTAGAAGGCGATGCAGATTTTGTAGGTAATATTGATAATGTATCTGTTGAAGAAAAAATAAATGCTGATTTCGACTTCACAAGAAATTCCAGTGCCACAAGAGTTAATCCTGATTACTTAATAGAAACAGTATCTATAAACTCTGCTGATTTAGTACAGAATGGAGACTTTAGTGAGTTAGGAAGCGAGCAAGTAACCAATGGTAATTTTGAAACAGATAGCGATTGGTCTTTAACACAGGCAACAATAATTAACGGAGCTGCAAATATATCTACAACAGGAAGTTTAGCAGGTATAGTGCAATCAAGCGTAACAACTTCAGGTAAAACATACAAATTTACCATTGAGATAACTAATATTCAAACTTTAGGGTCTGGTATATCTTTAACAAGTGGAGGTCTTACGAGCAGCATACTAAACACCTTTACAACATTAGGTACTCATACAGTTTATTTTACAGCAACAAGCACTACAATAGGAATAAAAAGAACAACTGGGGCAACTGATATTACAATAGACAACGTATCAGTTAAACAAGTAGACCCTAATGATAATTGGACTTTAGTAGGTGAAAGCACAATAACTGACA